GACACTGCTAAGGAGGATTTGATGGCTTTCTTGCTAACTGTTGGAAGAAATCCTGAATACGGCGTTGTTTCTTTGGAAAGACATGAAGATGGATCGCCTCACTTGCATGCTGTATTTAAGTATAAGACTAAGTTGAATGTGAGAAATCCTAAACACTTTGATTTCAATGGATTGCACCCCAATATTCAAAGTGCTAGAAAGTTCACTGATGTTGTTAAATACTGTAAGAAAGATGGTGATTTTATTGAACACGGCGATCAACCTAGTGAGTTTGATATATTTTTTGATTACCATTTTAGATATTAATAAAAAATGGTCTGATTTATTAACTTGTGATACTAAGTCTTCTTTCTTATCTGCAGCGTCGGAGGTTTCACCAAGAGACTACATTTTGAATTATGAAAAGTTGGAATATTATGCTAACTTTAAATTCGCAACCGATTACCAAAGAGAAGCTCCTGAACTTACTCCTTTTCTTATACCACAAGAATTGACCGATTGGTACAACACTGAATTCTTGGGTACTCATAGAAGAAGAAAGTCTTTGATTTTATATGGTGCTTCTCGTCTTGGAAAGACAGAATGGGCAAGATCTCTTGGTAGACACATGTACTTTAACAACATCGCTAATTTCAAAGACAAGTGGGATGATGAAGCTAGTTACATAATCTTTGATGACTTCAATATTGACTTTATTCCCAATAGAAAGGGTTTCTTTGGGGGTCAAGAAGAATTTGAAATTTCTGGAAAGTATATGCGTGTTCGTAGTGTCAAGTGGGGAAAGGTTTGTATTTACCTTTGTAATGAAAAACCTGATTTCAAGGATGATTTGTTTTGGTTCAGAGCAAATGTAGTAATGTATCATCTTGAAAATAAATTGTTTTGAATGGTTGTCGTCCTCCGCCGCCCACCACCCCCCCACCCGGGCGGCCATTCTGGTTCTTTTATTTGTAAAAGAATTCCCTTCCCGTTTAGGGACGATAGATTAGGACTTTATATTTAATTTTTTATTAACCCTAACCCTAACCCTAACCCTAACCTTAAACCTAAGTGTTGTCCACGTCTCCAACTTCTTGGACAGTGTCAAGATTTCCTTCTTCGTTGATGATTCTTGAGGTGACGTTAGCGGTGGTTGTGTAATCTCTGAGAAGTCCATAGTGAATACGATGAGTGTTGATACGTTTATTCAACATCATAGACATATGAAGTTTTTGATGATGAATTATACCGAGTTTCGCTTCACCGTAACTGACTTCTTGATTGAGTGGTGCAACTGAGTCAAAAACTATAACAGGTGAACTTCTGATGATGAATAGAGGGACTAGAGTTAGTCCAGTGATATAATCAGAAGTAATGTCAGAAAGAATGTTTACTTCAATTTTTTTGTTATAAATAATTGATGTAGCAACATCATATGTTTGCCCTGCAGATAATTTGATTTTGTTTCTCTTCTTGATGTTCCAACTCTTTTTGAATTCTTTATATTGAGCTGGATCTTGTCCATGAACATAAATACCGTCGATTGATCCTAGATGGCCTGGTGCTACGGAAGTGGTAGCTGCCAGGGATGCGTAACTTGCTACGTTCTGTGAGTTTTGTGAGTCACCGATAGCGTCGGCCCAGGCATTCAACGGTGTAACAAGACAGTTTTTAACAGGTGCACACCACAAAATTTGAACTTCTATAGGAGCATTAGTAAAGTTGGTAAGGTTGTGAACAGAAGTTATTTTGTTGAGCCATAAACATTCGTTGTTGATGGCTATATCAAAGTCGTTCGGATAGAGTCCAGTGGCGATACCTTTGTATCTAGGAGTAAGTTGGAATAAATTCGTGCCGTATTGAGTAGCGTTGGTTCTACTGGCATTGTATACCTGTGTGGTTCCAAAGTCGTTCGCCGGGTTTCCCATGATTAAGTTACCAGAACCCGCAAATTGACTGCCGTTAGTGGTTTCCATGATTTGCTGGTAATGATGATCATAAATTATGTTGGTGGATCTGGGTTTTTTTCCTCCCATACGGATAACTTGTCGAATTGTTCCGGTAGCCCCGACAGCGTTGAATCCAGAAGGTAAGATGATTTTCGATTTAGGGTTCGTTTTCGTTTTAGTGTAGGAGTTGTAGGACTTAAACTTTCCTTTAGTATTGGTGGAAGTTCCGGCGGCAATTGCTCTTCCGTTCCTCCCTTTAAATCTTTTATACAATTGGGTCCCGGCAAACTCCAAAAGTGGTAACACTGACGAGCTGTTAAGCCGTGCTCTTTTAGCATTTCCTCTTGACTTTGATGATCTTTTTTGAACCATTTCATGGTTAAAAAAGTGGGGGGTGGTGTCTTTATATAGAAAAAAAAAAATTTTTTTTTGGGGGTTCGAACCCTGGTGGTCGGAGTTAAGTGGCGCAGTCGAACGGTCTGGAATGTTCTAGAATGTTCTAGAACATTCTTAGAACATTTCGACGCGTTCCTTCCCACACTTAAATTATTTCCGACAAAAATTCGTTTTTTACTATATGTTTGGCGCTTGGCGCTGATTTTGAGAGTAATATTAAATCTCAAAATCTAAGCGCCCTATGCACAGTGGTGATAATTTCCGTCTAAACGCCTATACTGTATTCTTGACTTACCCGCAGAGTGGCGACACTGCTAAGGAGGATTTGATGGCTTTCTTGCTAACTGTTGGAAGAAATCCTGAATACGGCGTTGTTTCTTTGGAAAGACATGAAGATGGATCGCCTCACTTGCATGCTGTATTTAAGT